AATAGTTCCGGTTACACTTAAGTTTCCTACAATGTAAAACGTGTCTTCACTTGCGTCCCAAAAGTAATACTTTCCTGTTGTATCGCCGAAGGCTTTTACATCATGGCCTTTTGTATTTGCACCAAAATAGCTTTGCTTGTTTCCGAAATGCCTTCCATATGCTGTTTTGCCCATATTAATCCACCCTTCCATATCATAAAGATATTAAAAGGTTAGTAAATACTAACCTTTTCAAAAGTTATGATTTTATATTAACTATTTATTTTTTAAGCATTATTACCATAGATAAACCACCAGTTAATCCAGTACTGTTTCCAGCTGCCTACTGCCTTCCATGACAGCATTTCAGTGTCAAAGTCTCCCTTTGCTATGTCTCCATCCCTCTGTATATTTCTTGGATCTCTTCTCATCCACCATCTAAGTTCCTCTTTCATCAAGTCCTCATTAGCTCCAAACCATTTATTACCTGTGATATGAGGATGGATATAATATTTTGTACCCTTATAATAGTTTTTCTGGTTATCAGCACTGTAGGCCTCTTTGTCAGAGCCGAACAATTGTTCACATGTACGTCTTAATGCAGGGCCAGCGATAACCAAATCTAACTCAACTTCCATTTTGTCGCCTTTGTCATCAGTAAAATTGCACATTGCTAGCTGTGTAGTTTCCAGATTGTCATAGTTTAGCTCAAGTGTATTTGCGTTGCTTTGTGCTGTGTCACCAGGTACATTGTGATGACTAGCACTGCATAAAGCCGCACTGTCTGGGCCTGTGAATATTCCAGTGCTAAAAGCCTGCTCAAATAACAAGCCTGAATAATACCTCAAAGTCTTAAGTATTCCATGATTCATACTGGCGGTTAGAGACTTTATTTTTTTATACTCTTTTTCCTCTACTAACTCAATAGGAACTTGAAGACCAGTACTATACTTTGTATATCTTATTTGCTTGCTGTATCCATATGAAAAAGTATCATAAGCTACTGTTCCGCCCCACTCTGTCATTTTTCCCATTGCTCCAGCTGTTGTGTAAGTTTGCTGAGCTACTACATCATTCTCAACGGTGTAGAATGGAGTTATATAGTCATCCTTTTTCTCAAAGTAACTGTTTACATGAGCCTTGATGTTGCCTTCTAATGCTATAAATTCTTCTCTAGTTACAGGCATTTATTTTTCACCTCTTTTTTATTTTAAATTTATGCTAATTTTAGCGGTTGACTAGCAAACGCATTTACAGTAAATTTCCAAAAGGAAACCATTTCAAGCGGACTGGAATCAACTAAAATCAATCCTCCTGCTCCATCATTGTCAAAGTCTGGATTCATGGCATCGCTGTCCAAATCCCACGATTGAGTCTTTGCAAGGATACCAGGGCAAATCCTGATTGTGTCACTTGCCGCAAGAGCTGCCGGAAGTGTTTCAGCTAGTGTCAAAGTACCAGTTAAGCCTGTTGAATCAGATATTTTAACAACTCTTCCATTCAAGCTGCTATCAGCTGCACAACTAACTATTTTTATTGCTCCACCTATCCATAAATTGTCAGTTTGAGGAACAAGAGAGCTGTCAACCGCTGTTGTAGTGCTTCCACCTGTAAGAGTATAAACCTTTTCACAAGTGTATTTGAATACTGCGTCAGGGTCTACAAAGCCCAGTATTTCTGTTCCGCTTTGCCTTCCTGCTGTAGCTCCATCATGCGCCTCGGCTGCTACTGCTACAATTGGGTCGTCAAGTGTTGTTGGTGCTGCATGAACTATTACACCAGTTCCAGGAGTATATTGGAAAGGTTCACCCTGCTCAATTGCTGTATCTGCTGGAATATAAAACTTTTGCAATACTGGTCTTTTATACCCGTTAAGACTATATGCATATCTAAAACCGTCCATTTATTTCACCTACTTTTTTAAATTTTTTTTCGTATAACTAGCTATCTTTTGTAAATCATTGCCGAAAGCTTTTGTCATTGCTTCTATATCTCTGCTCATTGTTGGCAAAGCTTTATTTGTATTGCTATTGCCTGCTACACCTCTTCGCCTTCTCGAATCGTGTACATTAGCTATATTACTTTTATTTTGCAATTCTTTATTTTGTTTAAGTAATTCTGGAAGCTTTTGACCTCTTATAAAGTAGAATGCTGTTGTTAGGTTTACATCAGGGTTTACAAGCTTTAATGCTTCATCATAAAGGTCATTAAAAAAAGGCTCATCCTTAAGCCTATCTTTTTCCTCTACTGTATTTATTTTTACTCTTTCAATCCGTTGTTGTTCCTTTATTTTTGCTATTTCTCTTTCGTTTTTTACTAGCTTTTCAGCTAGTTCCCTGCTTATTCCCTCTTCTTCCTCTACCTTTGCTATCTCATCTTCCATTTTCTGTTGTTCTAAGGCTTGCAATACTTCGTTGATGTTCATTCCTGTTTTTGCTTCTATCTGCTGTATCACTTGTTGTTGCTCTGTTAGCCTACTATTTATTTTGTCGTAATTTTTACCTTTTTGTAGGAGTTCGATTCTTTCTTTCGATGGTATATCGCTTATTTTTATCTTTTCCCCCATATAGGTAATTTCGTCATGCTCTTCTTCTGTTTCTTCTTCCTCTTCTCCATCGTCGTCCTGGTCTGGCTCGACTTCTTCTTCATTTTCTTCTTCTTCGACTTCCTGGTATTGGTCGTCTAGTTCTTCCATTTCCTCTGCTTCTTCTATTTCTTCATCTTCGACTATATCTTGGTTTAAGACATCATCCATCTTTATTGCTCCCTTCGCCTTGGTTTAGGCTAAAATTTATTTAAATTATTTATTACCATATCTTATTTCCATATCTTTCAACACTTCATCTATTTTTCGCAAGGATACTCCCGCTTCTAAAGCGGTGAGAGGAATTGCGACTGCAAAGCCACTCCTTGCTCCTCTTTACCTTTTTCTTAATTTTTACTTTTTTCTTAACTTTTACTTTTTCAGGCTTCTTTTTAGTATTGCCAAATGCTGCATTCATCATTTGTATTCTTTCCATTTCGTCAGGTGTTATTTGTTTCTTCTTCACTTGTCTCACCTCCTTGTAACAGTGGTATAGACTGTTGTAGCTTAACAAGCGCGTCCTCGAGTTCCTGCGGATTAAGATTCATAAGCATGTCTATTATTTCACTTTGCTGTTGTTCTGGAAGTCTCGATATATAATCCCAAATTTCTGGGAAATTCTCTTGTATCATCTGGATGAATTCGTCAGGATTCTTTTTTTCTTCTCCAGTCTCCCCAGTATATTTTTTATCATTACCTTTGCTAAGACTTTCTTTATGTTTTAGCAACATTTCAGTTTGCTTCATTTCCATTTCCTGTTGTTTTATGCTCATTTCCTGCTGTTTACTTTGTGCCTCTTCTTGCATTTTAGCTTGTTGCATTTGCGCTTGTTGCTGTTGTTGTGCCTGTAGATTCTGTAATATAACCTCTTTTGGCGGAAATTTTCCATCTTCAAGCGTTGCCCATAAATCTCCAATACTAATTAATTGCATTGGGTAAAGCTGCATTGCTGTTTGTGTGTAGTATCCTCTATCGGTCGGCTTTTCATCGATTATCTTGACATTTATATCAAATTCAGCCTCGAATAGTTCCTTTACAATTCTTTGTTCTCCTGTCTCTTCATCAATACTTATCCTATCCCAACTTAGATACAATTCTTTGTTATTTATGCTTCCCTCTGATACATTGCCATCCTTGCCTTTTACTCTATAATACCTATCTTCTGTGTAAAATTGAGCCATCAAAGCAATTCTAAGTTTGTTCATTTCAATCAAGCCATCTTCCAAAATATCGCCTACGCTCTGGGTTTTTGCGTCCGCTCTGTTACCTAGTTCTTGTATAGTCCTATATGCCATCCCGGAGACTGGCTGTTTTCCCATCTGTATTTGAGACACCGATATATCGCTGATATGAGACTGTTTAGCATTTTTATAGTTTGTTATGTTTGCAGGGACAACCGTCGGAGTCCTAGGAATAATACCATTTGGGTCATCTACCTCTATTACTGCTCCGGGTTTTGCGCTGTTTTTCTTATAGTTATCCATCTGTGTCTTAGACATTGCACCCTTACGGACATAGTCACCGCCTAAACCAGTCCTACACATTGCGTCAATCTCTATTTCATCCGCTTTATTGTGCAGTAATTGAGGAATCATGATGTTTCTAATCTCTCCCCAAGGCCATTGACAGTTATCATCTGCATATCTACATTTGAAAATAAATGGATATTTACCATGATTATAAGCATATGGTATATATTCCAAAAATGTATCATTAGCTACATATGCAAGATGTATACCATCTAATTCACCTTTTATCATTGATTCTAAGTCTTTTATTCTCCATTCCATGCCTTCAATATTTTGCAAATCTTCTATCTCTTGCTTTAGTTCTTCAACTCTTTTTTCTGGCATAAAAAATGGATAACCCCTATGCCAAAATTCAATAAGATATACACTATTGCACCCTGTCCCGTATCCTTCCAACATGTCAGATTTTACATTGTATCCAGTTTCAGGCCATTTCAACCTTATGTCCTCAACCTGCTCGGCAAATCGCCTTATAATATATCTACACTTTTGCAAATCTGTTTCAAGGTCTACTATGCTTGGGTCTGGATAAAACTCTTCCTTTTTTACATTTATTATCCTTATATCCCCTACCCATCTGTTAGGTCCAGTACCGCCTATCCAATCTTCATCCCAAAGTACAGAAATAATCATTGGCCCATATGATACAAAAGATTTAACAATTTTTCGCCATAGTGAACGGAAATTATTTCTATTATCGTTAAACTTAAGCATGTCAGACAATCGTTTTGAAACTGGTTCTTGTTGCTGTTCTGGTTTACCTTCCTGTTCCGGCTGCTCCTGCCTCATGCTTGCGCCCTGGATTTCGAGTGTTGCTTCTGGAGTATTTTGAGTCAAATTTGATACTATATTTTCTATAGCTGGAAAAATAAAATTATCCTCAGAATTCGGCTTATACTTCTTTGCTGTATCACTCCTATATGCAAGAGTGGTTTTCCATTGTAGCCCACCGCCTTTATACATTTTGTACTCATTTTCCCATTGTTCTTCTATGTCTGATTTTGCACTGTCTGCATATGTAAATTCTCTTGTAACATAAGCTTCCAAGTCCTTTTCGTCCTGTGTTAGCTCTATTGTTTTTGTCTGCTGTGGTGACTGTGCATATTCTCTTGATTGCTTGAATATTTCTACATTTTCATTTTTTTTCATTGTTCCACTCCCTTAAAAAAAAGGCATAAAAAAATAGCCTTTACGGCTATTTGTGTAACTATTTATTTTATAATATATTAAACTTTATTAGTTCCAAGAACATTTCTTTCTTTTCTTTCATTGGTTCTTTTTCTTAACCATTCAAGACTATCTTGTAGACATCTTTTAGCATTTTCATTGTAATCACATTTAAACTCTGATTCTTGGAAATGTTCAAGCCTGTTAATACAGATTGCTATTAAGTCTTCCATGAATATCCCGTTCAGTTCATTTTCTTTCAGTTGACCTTCTTGGAAGTGTATACCTGCAAGTAAATTACCATTGTGTACATTTTTTATTAAATAATTATGCGGAGCATTGAAAGTGTTATTATCATGCAATACATATGTATTATCTTTTGTAATAAGTTTACTTTCAAGCTCTGTTAAATTATCAACATCAAATATATTCAGCTTTTTATAAGAAGTCTCAAAAACTTCTTTAGGTGACCAGCTTGTATAATCATCGCTATATTGTACCTTGTATCCTTCTGTATTATCATCCATATTGCTGTCAAATTTCTTATCTCCATATTTTTCTTTTCTGTATTCTCCATATGTTGCTTTTTCTGCTTTAATCATCTTTGTACCAATGTAAAAATTAGTTTTGTTGTTATCCATTTTTGACATTCCTCCAATTTTATTATTATATCTATTGCCTAGCTATCTGAAAGTCCTTCTTAAACTTATTGGACATTATTCGTTTTTCGTATACTTCCTCTGTTATTGTCTCTATCATAGCAATATTATCCGAGTTAATAGTCTTTACATCATATTTTATGTTCTTTCTTTTGTTAAAGTCATCATTGATTTTGTCCGCTTCTGTCTTACTTATTTTGTCAGTCTGAAAAATGCTGCCATTGTTGAAGTATATTACTATTACGTATTTTGATAAGTCCATTACTATTCCCCCAGTATATTTTTTTACATCAACCATAAAAATGGTTGATGTCATTATCTTTGTTTTTTTCTATGTGCTGCGCCTCTTCTATTAATGTTGCTATTTTATCATCAAGCCTGCTGTATATAGCATTTAGCGTATTTTCGCTTGACTCATTTGACATATTGATTATTTTTTTGTTAAATTCCAAGTTTGATAATGCATGTTCTTTTTGAGTTACCACAATTTCTTTAAGTACATTTTTTATTTTTTCTTCTAGCTCATGCATTTTATCATAATCTTCTAATGCTTCTAATAGCTCTCTATTACTAATATTTTTAAGATAAGAACCTATTCCAAATCCTGCAATCAAAGATACTAATACAATAATTGCAGTATAAACTATCATTGTGCCATCTATTTCAAACATATTACTCCCCCTTATTTTATTCGTAAACTTCTATAACTTATGCAAAATAGTATTCGATAATAACTATTTTAAATGTGTAACGAACACTATTATATATATTCGTATCAAGTACACTCTATCCGAATATATTATTCATCTATTTTATTACCATCCGGTGAATTCAGGTAATGCTTCAATTTCTTTCAGTGTCATGTTTTTAATTCTCTCAATTTTAATATTTTCTTTAATCATATGAAAATAAAATTCAACTATATCATGTATTTGCATACCTGAAATCGTTTTTACAATTAAATTAATTTCTTTTTGGGTCAAATTATCGCTTAATTCGTCTTCTAAGCAGCTTAAATCATCAAAAATATATCCATTTGAATTAAATCTTGAAATTTTCCAACAATAACGCTTAATTAAATTACATCTTACACAACCTTCATTTTGTTGTGTAGAACATTTGTCTAAATCTTTTCCAAAATCATCTATGCATTTTTGCGGAACTTCGCAAATAATACTTGATGTAATTGGATTTTCATGAGAAACAGAAAAATACTTTTTAAATTTTTTTTCAAGATTTTTAAGCTTTTCCATTTTATTATCATATTCTTCCCTATCTATTTGTATAATTTCTTTCATTGTATCATTCCTTATTTTATTAATATATCAATCTGCCAAATGATTATCCACATCATAATCATCCTCTTCTAAATCATATTCCTCTTCTACATCAATAATAATATCATTCGTCATACTTTTGTCAATAGTCCTTGTCTGCTGTCTCCTACTTTCCTCTGCTATCATGTCAGAAAATAACAAATCATCATGTTTACCGCTCATCGCGTCAGGTCTTCCATTTTTATCCTCTGCAAATGTTAACATTTCTCTAAGTGTGTTTATATCATTGAAATTATCAATGCTCTCCTTTACACACTCTATTTCCCTGTCAATTATAAATGGTCTAGTATTGCCGTCGGTCTTCCAGCCGTATTTTTTTTGATACTCACCTCTAGCACTATCATACACGCGCCTGTGATACAAGCGCGGATATAATAGTTGTAATTGGAGGTCTTCTATAGGGGCTGTGTTAAAATTTATCTCAATACTTATCAAAGCATTATTATAATATTTACCAAGGCAATACAACTGGAATGTATAAAGTTTACTGCTGCTTATCTGCATTCTCAGTGTTGCCGCTCTATTACCTGTTATATTGTTTATTACTGTAGCAGTGTAAAAGTCTTTACCCTCTCCCTTTGTGTCTCCGCCTATTACGTAAGGATAGCCTGGTATTGGCTCTTCGTATATTATTACGTTTTCTACTTTTAACCCTTCAAATTCATTGCTGTATACCTGGTTAAACTTTATTGTGTGGTCAACTATCCGATCTCTTGTCTCTGGATTATAAAACTTATATGTAAACTTTCCCTGTTTCAAATGCTTAACATTATATTTTTTAGTTAAGACATCTATTCTCTGGGCTATTAAATCATTGTCAAAAACTGGAACACCTGAGAAAATAAATGCTTCCTCCGGTGTAGTTGGGTTCTCTTGCTTCATCTTGTCAACTGAATTGTTACACTTAACCTTTTTAGTATGTCTGTACCAATTAAGCTGTTCAAGTTCAAGATTGTGCGCCGCCTGTATATCATTTTCGTAGCTGTCCATAGTCTCAATAAAGTTTTGTCGCTCTTCATCTGATACAAAAGCTTTCCTGTATTCATCCATGAAAAACCATGGAAAAAACATTGCTACCCAACCGTTCTCCCCTGCCGCTGCCTTATCCCACACGTCCTTAAAATCATTGTATCCTTTTGCTGTACTCTCTATTATAGCTATGGTATTTATATTTTCTGGTACAGCTTGCATTATAGCAGTG